GTACAAGGATGGAAAGATAAATGGTGAAGCAGCGCATAAGATGATGTGCATCCTATATCGTCCTATCAAAGCCAAGTTCGGGAAGTATTACGATATCGACAAATACAATACCAACGCAAAGCGTAAGTATGAAGAAGATTTGAAGCAGTTAACGCTTGACCATGTGCTTAATACATTGGTTTTTTTTTCGAATTTAGAAATCGAACTATACAGCAGTTCCCTAGATTATTTGGCAAAGGAGATAACGGAGATAGTGAAGGAGATGACACCGGAACAACCCCAGACGGCCTAGCTGTTTACGGTTGGTTCCATATAATTGAATCGCTTGCAGATCGTGACATAACAAAGTTTGATGCTGTAACCGAGCGCGGAGTATATGAAGTGTTCACGCACCTAACGTATCTAGCAGATTACGTCTATGTGCAAAAAGTAGAAATGAGAAAACGACAACATTGATGAGTTACAACTATAGCTATAACGTCCTGATAAATCGCCTTGAAGCATTTGCTGCAGGTCACTTTTTGATTAAGCGGTTCACGCATGGTCAAATCGACATGGCTGACCAAATGCAGGATGATGAATATCCATTCATGCACGTAACGCCTGATACTATCGAGCCTGTGCAAGGTGGTATGCAGTTTGGTTTTCATATCATATTCGCAGATATACCACGAGACAAAGAGGTAAAGACCGAATATCAGCGCGAAGTGATAAGCGATTGTGTTAGGTTAGGGCAAGACTTGATAGCTGAAATACGCAATGGATTGCAGCTATTTGGATTCAATGTGCAGCTCGTGAATAACCCTGTGTTCGAGCCTTTCATGGAAGAGCAAAAGAACACAGTAACAGGTGTTGCCTTCACGATTAAATTGGAAGTGCCTTGGGATTGGTCAGCTTGTGATATACCTGCGATATGGTCAACAGGTGGAGAGAGTACAGGTGGTAGTGGTGAAGGCTTTGGCATATTGCTTCAGACTAATAGCGTCAACAATCAAGTTCAATCGCTGCTTAACTTAGTTAATGGCACTAACATCACAATAGTTGACAATGGAGATGGCAGCGTAACTATTAACTGCACAGGTGGTGGTGGCGATACACCAAACTTGCAACAAGTAACAGATGTAGGCAACACTACAACAAATGATATTGAATTCGGCACAGGTGCTGGAATCTATTTTAATAACGGAGCGCGTGTAACAGAAGGAACAACTAATGCTGGTAATGGCGGCTATAAAGGTGTAGCACTTAAATGCTCAGTTGATTATGAATTGAAGTGGGAAGCAGGCCGATTATACGTAATGCAGCAAGACGGTTTCACCATTCGCGAAGTGCTGCACAACTTTACATTCGCGCCAACAGTTAATGATGATGATACTAAAGGTTATGTAGTCGGTAGCAGATGGTTGTTGGATGATGGTTCTGCATATGTGTGCTCGGATAACACAACAGGTGCCGCAGTTTGGGATTTGCAAATACCGGGTACGGTTACTAGCGTAGGCTTATCCTTACCATCACCTGCCAATGCTGCGTTAAGTGTTAGCGGTACACCTGTAACAACAAGTGGCACACTAGCAATCACAGCAAATGGTAACTCATTACAATATATAGATGGATTAGGAGCATTACAAACATTTCCCGATATACCGAAAAAACTTACCGACTTAATTGCGGGAACGGCTCCGAATCAATTACTACAATGGGACGGAACCGACTGGGTAGTTATTGGGTTACTTACGCTCGACGATTTAAAAGGTGTTAATGTTCCTTCGCCATCAAATGGACAAGTGTTAACTTATGATTCAGGTTCAAGCCAATGGATAGCATCAACACCTGCAGTTGGTGGAACGGTTACATCAGTTGACTTATCAATGCCTGCTGCATTTACTGTTACCAATAGTCCAGTTACCACATCGGGAACTTTGACAGTAACAGGTGCAGGTCTATCTACTCAATACATAGATGGAACAGGCGCGCTGCAAACCTTCCCTGCATTAAGCGGTTATGTGCCGTACACAGGTGCAACACAAGACGTAGATCTAGATACTTTCAAGTTAAGTGCATCAAGTGTTTACATTGAAGGCACAGCAGGCAATGGTCACTTGCATCTAAAACATCAAAGCGCAGATGCAACGGCAACCGGGCAAAGTACATCCTTGTGGGCAGATACGAATGGTGATATCAAGTGGAAGAATGATGGCAACTACAAGACCACATTAAAGACATCACTTAACAACGCAGATAGAATTTACACATTCCCAAATGAGAATTGTGAATTGATGCCGCGCAATGCTGCAATAACAGGTGCAACAAAGACAAAGATTACCTATGATGCAGATGGATTAGTAACAGCAGGTGCAGATATTGTTGCAACCGATGTGAGTGATAGCACGACGGTAGGGCAAAATCTTATCAAGTTAGCTAATCCAAGCGCGATACGTTACATACGCATTAATGCAGATAACAGCATAAGCGCATTATCACTTGCAGATCTTAAAACGGATTTAGGATTAGGTACAGTAATACTTGCAGCGGATTGGTCGAATGCAGGAACAGCCGGTTATGAAGATGTGACTGGTTTTAGTTTCGCTGTAACAAATGGCAAGACGTATAAGTGGCGCAGCACCATAGCCATCACTCAAACAGCTACAGGTGCAGTTGCTATCAATGGGCCAACGGTAACATTCAACCGGTATCGCTTCACCTATCCTAGTGGTGCATCGAGTAACGCAGTTGGTAACTACACTACGTACAATCAGCCAACAGTAAACACTACATTAGCCAATGGTGTGGTAACATCGGATGGTATTTTTAAAGCATCGGCAAATGGTACTTTAATCATTCGTGGTAGATCATCATCAATCGGTGGATTAACAATACTTGCAGGCAGCATTATTGAATGGGAGGAGGTATTGTAATGACCGAATTCGAAGCGTTATTGAATGAGTATGCGGCAACAGTTGTCGAGCGTGCGAAGTCTAATCTGCGCATTCAAAGAACTGTGCGTGGCAAAAAGGTTAAGCGTGTAGCTTCAGGTCATTTGGTCAACTCACTTGTGTACAAGCTACGCATCCGATATCGCAAGCCTACGCTAGACTTCACAGTTGACAATGAACAGGCGGGGCAATATGCAGATGTGATTGAGTGGGGAAGAAGGCCCGGTGCAAGAATGCCACCACCTAGTGAGATTGAAAAGTGGATTAAGTTAAAGCCACTAAAGCTGCGCAACAGACAAGGCGAATTCATTAAAGCGACAGAGAGCAATATCAAAAGTGCAGCATACGCTATTGCAAAGAGTATAGGTGAAAAGGGTATAGAAGGCATACACTACTATCGTGATGCTATCAATGATACTTGGGAAGATTACAAAGCACCTTTGATGGCTATGTACGCAAAAGATATTGAGACGAGATTACTATTGAACAAACGAACAAGAAAAAAATAGATGGCTATAACTATAGAAGACCAGCCGTATAATTGGGCACTGCGTGGTCAAAAGCTAATGGTGGTTGCATCGAGTGATGAGACTGCTCAAACAGGTTTCAAGTATGGTGTAGAGGTTACTATCGATGCGAAGGTGTACAACTTCTATGTATCCGCTGCACCTGATGGTAGGCTATACTTTGACATCGCACCTTTGCTTGATGACATGCGCAATTACGAGCCGCTCAATTATCACTTTAGCACAGACACAACGCAAGATGATGAAAGCAAAAAGACCGTATCAGTAGCACTAACTGAGTGGTGGATAGTAGGCGGCATCTTAACCGAAGCAGAAGGCAGTGAGGTATCTACAGAGGAAATGCTTGCAATCAATGGCTACTTTCAAGTAATAGATGGCTACAAGCCAAATGTCGAAACAGGTGTGCAAAAGGTGAAGCAATCGCTCACATCTACTTCATCATACGCGATGAGTGATAGGTTCGAGTACATGAATGATAACTATCTAGCATCTACTTGGAGTGCTGCATCTGCTAAGCTATGGATACCTGTATTCGAAAGTGACTACGGCCTACTATCCATACCGGGCAACAGTGCTTACTTGAGCAATAACGCAGTAGATAGTTTTAAAATTCAAATCTTCTCAAGCACAGGTGCTCCTACATCACAGACTATTTCACTTAGCGGTTACGATATTGAGGCACTGCCTGTTTATCCGGCTAACCTTAATGCGTGGACAGGGTTAACAGTCAAGCCTTCGCTGTTTGCTAATTGGAGATTCTATACTGTTACTA